TTGTGATTCCGCCGACGTGGCCGACTGAGGCCCGTGGAGAGGCCACCTTCGTTGAGACGCCAGAAGACTTTGCCGGAGTTGATCTTGCGTTTATGGGCAAGGATACGGCCCAAATGGCAATCGGCCGCTGGGGCAAGGCATCCGGCTATCGTGACCAATTTGGGAAGTTTATCAAGTTCAAGAACCGCCTGAACATTACGGAGGACAAGCCGCGCTACGTCCTGCAAATCGACCAAATCATACCCCTCTCCAAGCACGACAACGTGATTACGATGTCGGAGGAGATTATGGGCAAGGCGCGGTCGCTTGGGCTGAAACCAGAGAACGTCGCGCTGGACGCTACCGGAATGGGCTTTGGCGTGAGCGGCCACCTACGCAAGGTCTTCGGCGAGATCATTTCAGTCTCGTGGAACGAGAAGGCAACCGAGAGCAAGATCACGGCAGACGACTTGGACGGTGCTGATAAGCAATGCGATGGAGTGATGTCCGAGATGTGGTGGGCGTTTCGCAGATGGCTAGATCCGTCCTGCCGCGCGATTCTCATCAATCCAATTATCCCGAGTCAACCCCTCCAGACCCAACTTACCGCCCGCAGGTACAAGCCAGCCACTACGAAGGGAATCAAGGTTGAGAAGAAGGAGGATTACATGGCGCGGAATGCGCAAGGCTCTCCAGACGAAGCTGATAGCGTAATGATGCTTCTCCATGCCGTTCGTCTACGCTCCAAGGTTCTGCCCGGTCTCGTAGAGCAGCAGGACACCAAGCAAAGCGTCAACGACAAGGCCGAGATCAAATTTACCCCCGTCAAGAAGATGATGGGTTCCGACGCAGAGGACTCCCTTTGCGCCAGCGGTAGCGACGAATACTAAAATGACTCTTACTATTGGAAGGTTGCGCGAAATGATCAAAGACTGCCCAGATGGAATGAACGTTATCATCCGGGACAGCGGAGGTGCGGCCCATGGCGCTCATGCAGTCTTGATGCCAGCGCGAAATCTTGACGGCTATACTCAATGGGAGATGATCGACGTTCGTGACGGCCCGCCGTGGGGAACGCTCGACAAGAGCAAGCGTGAGTTTATGACTTTGGCGCTATGCTGAGGTATAACAAGGATCAGCATCGCAGCCCAATTGGAGGCCACCACTTCTCCGACCATGGGGTGATGTTTCGCGGCGACACCTTCGATGAGGTAGTCGAAAAGATTCGCAATTTCCGAATCACGAATGCCCTACCGCTAGGCGAACCCTCCCAGGACGTTCTTCGCTTCTACGCCAAGAACTTTCCCTACATGGTAGTAGCCGACGGCGCAGAGACAAAAGAAGAGGGAGATGCCAAGCGAAACTCCTGGCGCTCATGGGTTTTCGATACTTGGAGGAACCCGCCGAAGAAGGTCATCGTGACCAAGGATGCCGAAAGACGCTGGGAGGTTTGCAAGAAATGCCCGTACAACCGCTCCCTTGAAAACTACAAGAGCAGCGAGGACAAGGAGATTCGCAAGCGTGCGTATTTACTCCGAAAGGGAGTTGACATCCCCTCTGATTTAGGGTTTTGTTCTCTCCACAAAGCAGACCTAAGCGTATTTACTTTTATTGAAGATGCAAAAGCGCATTCCCATGCGAAAGACGGCGACAAGCACGAAGAGTGCTGGGTTTCCTAAGAATCATGGGACGCTAGAAAGGTGCGGTGTATATCCTTCGGGGGTTTAGTGTTTGTCCCTCGTAACTGTCTTCCATCGCGGTCCCGTATAAGGATTGAAACGGGACCCCCAATTTTATGATTTATGAGGTACTGCCAGATGGATACCATCCGATACCTTCAGCACCTAGGTTTTTTGTAAATAGGACTGGCCGTATAATTGTGCAGGAGGGGAGGAGCGGCTGCTTTAAGGCAATCAAAACAAGGTTACTGCGCGGCTACTTGGCATTCGGAGCCGGAATGCTAAAGAGCCCTAGGCGTTCTATCGTAAGAAAAGTACATCGCTGTGTAGCAGAGGCGTTTCTTGGGCCTGAACCATTCCGCGGAGCACACGTTAGACATTTGAATGACATAAAAACCGACAATCGTTTAGAAAACCTTGCGTGGGGCAGCCCGCAAGACAATACCGATGACGCTATTAGAAACGGAAAGTTTTCATTTGCCGTCGTGGGCGCAGGTGAGGACCATTTTAATTCAAAACTTAACGAAAATGATGTTCTTGATATAAGGGTGTTATTAGCTTTGGGAGCAAGAAATTGCGATATAGCATCTTGCTATGGGGTGTCTAGGTCCAACGTGACCGCAATCGCAAAAAGAAAAACCTGGAATAGCATATAATATGATTGACGCTTGCGAATTGAATCGTCTTCTGATCGACAGGGGCCAAGAGCTATGCGCTTGGCTGTTCCCAAATGGCAAAGTAAAGGGCCATGAGTTCTTCGTTGGGGGGCTTGACGGAACTGCGGGAGAGTCGCTCCACATTACCCTCTCAGGGGCCGCTGCGGGCCGTTTTAAGGACTTTGCCGACCCCGACCATACCAAGGGCGCCACCTTCCTTTGGCTCATCGCTAAAGCGAAGCAAACGACCTTTCCCGAGGCCATCAAGATTGCCAAGGAGTTCCTTGGGGTCAAGGATGAGGACTTCGGCATCAAGCGCCACCACGAGAAGACCTTTGCCAAGCCCGAGCGCGGCGGAGTACGAATTGCCGAGTCCAACACCCCGGCCATGGACTACCTCGTAGTCGAACGGCGGTTAGACCCGATTGTAGTCGCCAATGCCAAGGTCTGCGAGACCGACGAGGGAGACGCGGTTGTATTCCCATTCTTGGAAAAGAGCCCCGAGGGCAAGGAGGTCTGCGTCCACCGCAAGTACCTTAAGCTTGAGCGTCCTAACGGCAAAAAGGAGTGCTGGGCGACCAAGGGCACAAAGAAGTGCCTATACGGAAAGCACCTGATTGATGACAACATTTCCGAGTTAACTATCACTGAGGGCGAAATTGATAGTTTGTCCATGCATAGCATGGGAGTCCCTGCGGTCTCTATTCCAAACGGCGTATCGGACATGGAGTGGATCGACCTCGACTGGGAATGGCTCCAACGCTTCGAGCGCATCAACGTGTGCATGGACATGGACGATCCGGGTCAGGCTGCTGCGCCAGAACTCTGCAAGCGCCTCGGCCTCCATCGCTGCTACATCGTCTCCTTGCCACGCAAGGACGTTAACGAGTGTCTATGCGAAGGCGTCACGCGCGACCAGATGCTCTGCTTCCTGTCGAACGCCAAGCCCATCGAACTTGATGAAATCAAGCGTCCGCGTGAATATACGAAGGAGGTAATAGACTTCTATACAAGCGACTGGAGCAAGCGTGGCTGGGAAACCCCTTGGTATCCTGCGCTTCCTTGGCGTGTGCGTAAGGGCGAATTCACCATCCTAAGCGGATTTTCTGGGTCCGGAAAAGCACTAAGCCTTGACACAAAGATTCCGACGCCAACCGGATGGACTACCATGGGCGCGCTATTCCCCGGAGACAAGGTTTTTGATGAAAACGGGAAGGTCTGCAACGTAGTATTCGCAACGCCGGTGCAACTTAACCGAGACTGCTATCGCGTAGAGTTTTCTGACGGATCTTCTATAATTGCAGATCGGGAGCACCTGTGGGAAACGTGGTCGCCAACAGCTCGCAATTCGTGGTCGCGCCAGCAACGCGGAGACAAACGCCCTCGTAAGACCAATAGGCATAATCCTCAAAAACATAAGATGGTTAAGCCAGATGTTGTTACAACCGAGCAAATTAAGAACAGCATAACATTCTCACGCTGGGGCGATGGAGGGCACCTCGCCCATGCCATACCAACAACGAAACCGCTCGATCTTCCAGCGGCCGACCTCCCAATCGCGCCATATCTGCTTGGTGCGTGGCTTGGTGATGGCTTTTCGCGGGAGGGTATGATTACCAATCACAAGCAGGACATTGAAATAATTGAGAGAATTGCAGGCTTAGGCTATTCGTGCTACCAGAGAAAGCTGACATTTAATCAGACGCTTAACTACGTTTCTGCCCCAAATTACAGGATTGTTGGCTTAACAAGCAAACTTAGGAGCCTTGGGTTAATTCAGAATAAGCGTATTCCATCTCAATACTTGCGCGCTTCCATAGAGCAAAGAATCGAGCTTCTGCGTGGACTTTTAGACACTGATGGCCATGCTAGCAACAACGGCGGAGTTGAGTTTTCTACAAGCCTTCCAGATCTAGCCGCAGACATTAAGGATTTGCTTGTTGGCTTGGGCATACGTGTTACCGTGAATGAACGAGAGGCGTTCCTTTACGACAAGAAGTGCGCCAACCGGCATAGAATGACTTTTGTCGCTCACTTCAATCCATTCAACTTAAAGCGGAAGGCCGAGAAGTACGCTACTTTCAAGCGAAGCTGCGTGCGGGAGTATCGGTATATTACCGGCGTGGTCCCGGTCGAATCGGTTCCGGTCAAGTGCATTCAGGTCGATTCACCGAGCCACCTATATCTCGCCGGAGAGAATATGGTTCCGACCCATAACACGATAGGTCTCAACCAGCTTGCGCTTCATCTTATCCAGCAGGGAGTTAAGGTTATGGACGCCTCGCTTGAGGTTAAGCCGGCCCTTACCCTTTACAACATGACCCGCTGCGCCTTGGGCAAGCGAAACTCGGCTCCGGCAGAGGTTAATGGCTGCTGCGAGTGGATTAGCGAGAGTATGTTCTTTTTGGACTGCATCGGAACCGTGTCGGTCAAGCGCCTCATGCACGCCATGGAGTACGCCCGCAAGCGCCACGGCATCGACGTATTCATCATCGACTCGCTATTTAAGTGCGGTCTTGATCCTGCCGACTTCGGGGTTCAGCGCGACTTCGCCGATAAGCTGACAACCTTTTGCAACAATACCGGGGCGCACGTAATCTTGGTTGCCCACTCGCGCAAGACGATGAACGGTAACGAGTACGCTACTCCTACCAAGGCAGACGTAGCAGGCTCTTCCGACATTACAAATGCCGCATTCAATGTAGTCATCTGGTGGCGTAACAAGCTGAAGAAGCATAAGTTAGACGAGGCTCGCGCCGCCATGCCGCCCGATAACGAGACAATCGCCAAGTGGATTGATCAGCCCGACGCCAAGGTTTTGCTAGATAAACAACGCTTTGGAGAAGGCGAAGAGGCCGCTGTCCACATGTGGTTCAATGGCGACTCCTACCAGTTCCATACGATCCGGAATACCGTCAGGCCCTATTTCCGTGCCGGATAAGCCAGAAGTTGTAGAAAAGTCTTGATTTTCACCAAAAGATAGGCCCAATGTAGTCTTGAGCAATTTTAACAAGACTTAAATGGCGGATAATCAAGGCTCGAATCAGGTTCTCAACGATAGTACGGGTGAACCCCCGAAGGTAAATGAGGACTTGGAGGTGGAGAATCGCGTCATTACTAGCGTATCGCAAGCGGCTTCCGTATGCGAGACGCTGATTGAGGACGGCAAGGTTTTGATTAAGAACGCAGCCAGAATCACCGCAAAGGTGAACGGCGAGCGTCCTTACAACCAAGCAAAACTCAAGCAGAATGCCAAGGATTACAAGACCAACGTCTCCACCGGCTTCCTTGCTACCGAGTGCAGCAAGGTCGTCCCGCGCTTCTACATGCCGATTAAAACGGCTAAGTATCTTACCGCTGCGGAGTTGCCTGCGAACTGGCCAAACGGCCAAGAAAAGACCCAGCACTTCCGGCAAACGATTACCGATACCTTCCGAAGCTGGCCCAAGTTCAACTTCTACGTGCGCGGGCTCGCCCGGGAAGTCTGCTACTACGGCTTTGCCCACAACGTCTGGTTCGACGATTACGACTGGCGACCTTCCCTGATTCGGATGGATCGCGGCTTCGTACCGAAGGGCACGGAGGTCTTGGAGGAGGCAGAGTTCTTCTTGGCGAAATGGAACTACAAGCCGCATGAGTTGCTTGACCTTCTGCGCAAGAACGTAGCTGCCGGCCGCGATGAATGGAAGAGGGATAACGTCGTGACCGCCATCAACGCCGCTACAGCGCCAGCACTTGAGGACACTCGCCAGTCGATGCGGACGTATGAGGACATGATCCGCGAATCCGCGTGGAGCCTGACCTATACGAGAGGAGCTAAGGTCATCCAGGCGTGGCACTTGCTTGTCAAGGAGACTACCGGAACAGTATCTCATTACGTGCTGCTTTCCGACTCTGCTCCTACGGTTGCATCATCGGCAAATGGATCGGCAGGTGACGATGCGCGGCTGCTCTATGAATTCCTAGACCAGTACCCGTCAATGGCGGATGCGGTCAATACGATGGTCTTCGATTACGGAGACGGCACGATCCATGGAGCGTGGGGCGCTGGCCAAATCCTTTACGATCTTTCCGTCCAAGTTGAAAAGGTCCGCTGCGATTCTATCGACAACATTCGCCTGACCAACAAGATCAAGGCACAAGTACCCGACGCCAAGAATGTAAACGATGTCAAGCTGTCCATCAACGACCAGTTTCTTATTGTGTCTGGCGCTCAATTCGCTGGAAACACGGCTGGCATTACATCAGATGTCGCGGGTTATGAGGCTCTTGACCAGAAGCTTACGCAGATAGCCCAGCAGAAGATTGGCGCGTTTGTTCCGCCGATCCCCCTCCAACCTTCGGACATCAAAGCGGCCCAGATCAATGCCGCGATGGCGAATGAAAAGGAGTTGCAGGAAGCCCTCTTGGAGAATTGGCTAGTCCAGTTCGCGGTCTTCATGCGTGGCGTAACCCGGCGGCTTTGCAACCCTAACTCGCCCGATTCGGTCGCGCTCAAGACCCAGCAGACCCTTCTTGAAAAGTTGACCGAAGAGGAGATTGATCTTCTGGTAAACCAGAACCCGGTCAAGTCGGTCATGGACTTTACGGAGTTCAAAGCCCAGCAACGGGCAGCGTTTGCGGCTTCCGTTGTAAATAACCCCCTGTTCAAGCAAAGTGCGGTGGCCCGTACTATGGCAGAGGGCGTGGGCGATGAACGCTTTATCGACACGTTGGTAGTGCCGGACGGCGACCAGACCGACCAGCTTGCCGCTCAGCGCCAGCAGATTCTTGAATGCGCTGCGATGGCCAATGGCGACCCTGTGCCGGTTCTCCCGAGCGACAACGATTGGCTGCACATGCAGACCCTCAAGCCGCGTCTTGAGCAAAAGCTTACGCAGGACCAAGTTAACATCCCATATGTGGAACTTGAACTCCAGCACTACGCAGCCCATTGGTCTCAGGGCGTGAACAAGAAGACGTTGCCCAAGGACCAAATCAACGCGGAGAAACAATTCATTTCGCAGGCAGAAGACCTTTTGAACCAATTGAAGCAGCAGGAGCAGATTCGCCAGCAGGCGGCGCAAGCCCAGCAGCAGGCGGAACTCCAAGCCCAGCAGTTGGTTGCCAGCGGAGCAGTATAACAAAACGTGAGTACAGAATTAAAACGCTCGACCAAGCTTGCTTGGCGAAAGTGGCTCCTTACTGAGCCGGGAGTCGAGGGGATGCTTATCCTTCGGGAGCGCGTTCCTGCCGTAGTCAAGGGCCAGCCGCATGAGATGATCTACGACGGCGGATATGCCCAAGGCTACCAGAAGTGCTTGGACAACATCACGGAGCTAATCGCGGTCGAAGACAAGCCCGCGAAAGACGAATCAAACGACTAAAACATAACCTATGCCAGACGAGAAAGACATTACAATTACGAAGAAGCAGGAGACTACGGAGGTACTCGATACTTCCGGCAAGACGGCAGAGCCGAGCTTGCTGGCTGATGTTGTAAACGCGATGGCGGAGGCAAAGAGCCAGGGCCGTACCGCAAAGGAGGGCATTGCCGACTTCGAGAAGAAATCGTCAGAAACGGCCCTAGAACCGCAAAAGAAGGCCGATCCTGCCCCTGAGGCTACCAAGACACCAACCGAGCAAGAAAAGGCCGTAAAAGCGACGGAAACGGCCAAGGAAACGAAGCCAGAGGAGACCAAGACTCCAGAAGAGGACGATCCCCGGGCCGCGTTGCTCAAGGCGACCGAAAAGAAGGCCGAAGAGAAGGCCAAGCCAGCGGAGGAGACGAAGGCTGCCGAAACGGAGCCCGAACTTCCCGATGAAGATCTCCAGCCTAGCCCCCACGACAAGCCCAAAACCGTAAAGCGCATCAAGCAGCTTTGGAGCAAGGTCAAGCAGTGGGAGACGATGGCGGAGACCACCAAGCGCGAGCGAGACGAAAAGGCCACCAAGCTTGCCGAACTCGAAAAGAAGCTCACCGAGGTCAAGACGGTCGATCCCGCTACGGACGAGAAGATCAAGGCCCAGCTTGACGAACTCGCCATGTACCGGAGGCGGTATGAACTTGATAAGGACCCTGAGGTTAAGACCAAGTTCGACGACCGCATCTCCTCGGCGGAAGATGTTATCCTTTCGACCCTTAAGAAGCGCAATGCCTCCGAAGCCCTCCTTGGCATCATCAAGGAGGAGGGGGGCTGGGAGAAGTTCGCGGCCTCTAATCGCGTCATGGAACTCCCCGATGGCGAGGGTGGCGTAAAAGCCGTACCTGCCATGGAAGTTGCCGACCGTATCCTCCAGATCCTTCCGCTTCCTGAGCGCAAGGCTATCGAGGCCGCTATGGTTGAGCAGTTCCAGACCCGTCGTGACCGTGAACGCTTCTACAAGGAACAGCAGGAGAAGGCCAACGAATGGTTCACCTCCCGCGAAGCTGAGTCCAAGAAAGCCCAAGAGGCCCAGCAAAAGGCAATCGAAGAGGCTACCAAGCAGGTAGAGGATTGGCGCAAGAGCCTAGAAGGCTCCGACTTATTCAAGGACCGCGTTGTTGACGAAAAGGCTACCGCCCAAGAAAAGGCCGCAGCCGAAGAGTACAACAAATACAACTCCCAAATGAAGGCGTACCTCAAGAAGGCCATCGCCACAAAGGACCTCAATGGTCTCTTGGGGGTCGTTGAAGACTCGGTTCGCTATTACGCCGAACGCCGGAATGCCGCCAGCCTCAAATCGGAACTCGAAGCCCTTCGTGCCGAGAACGCCAAATTGAAGGAGGATTCCGCAAAGTTCAAGCGTGCAGGAAGTTCGGTTCCCAAGCAGGGCTCAATCGCGGCCGCCGCACCTCCTGCTTCCAGCGCAGATCGTATGCCGTCATCCCTTGAGGAGTATGCCGACCGGGCTTCCCGTGGCGAACGCTTCCCGAATGGCCGTCCGGCCGACGACGAATAAGCCTAATGGCTACCAAGTTCCGCCAATGCGTGATCGACAAGATCACGGAGCTAGGCACGACCAAGGCCGCTGAGTTCTTCGGCGTGTCCTTGGGTTGCGTGTCCAACTGGAAGAATGGCAAGGTGGACCCTCCGCTTCGTGCAGTAGAAATGGTCTATAAGGAACCAGAGGCTACGGAGCCTCAAAAGCTTACAACATGGCAAGGAAAGGACGTTCTTCTTCTTGTCCCCATCTACCGAAGCTTTAGCCCCCATACCCACTTCACGCTATTCGCCAACTACGCGAAGTACGGAGCGGAGAAGATCGGCATGATCATGGAGAACCGCACCTTGATTCACGAGGCACGCAACATCCTGGTAGACAAGGCCCTTAAGACTACTTCCAACTGGTTTATCTTTGTTGATGACGACATGCTTATCCCCTGCGGAAATGCCGAGTTGTTCAACAAGCGATATGGGGCCAATCTCCCGAACGAAATCGCAGGCGTGAACGGCATCAGCCGTCTCATGTCCCACCCGGCGGACAAGCTGATCGTCGGGAGCCTATACTTCGGTCGTGCTCCTATGGGCAAGGCCCAATGCTGCTCCGCATTCGCCACCCCGGGAGAGAGCGAGAAGTATCGCAATGGAACCTATCGCGGCCTGCGCCAAGAGGAGTGGGTCGCTCCGGGCTTCATGCGCATCCACCGCTCTGTCTTCGAGAAGCTCAAGGAAGCCATTGACAAGGGGGAGTTTCCAGAGTGCAAGCCCAAGGCGCTCGATAAGTGGTACGGCTACTTTGCCCCGATACAAGTCGGAGTTGGAGAAGACGTTAGCTTCGGTCGCCGCTGCAAGCAAATCGGAATCCAGTCCTATGTTGACGCCTCTCTTGTCTGCCTTCATGCAGGAGAGTGCTTTTACGGTCCGTCAAACACGCGAGGTTAATTTATGACAGCTAGAAATCCTTTTCAAATCGCAAGTTCCAAAGTTGGTGCTGCGCTGGCTTGGGCTAATACGCCCGAAGAGATGGAGCGCGTAGCCTCATGGGTCGCGGTCGCTCCAAGAGTTTACATCTCAAGCAAACTACAACCACCCCAGAAGTTCGGCCTCTTCTGGCACAAGGTTAAGCCGGACGCCAAGCCCATCTGCTTGGATGACGTTCTCCGCCAGTACATGCTGCGCATCCCGGGAACCGAGATTTGCATTATCGCAAGCCCGGATGTTGAACTCAGCGGCGACATGAAAGGGCTTCTGGCAGAGGTGGACGCCAAGAGGCTCCATAACGCATGGGCCGCGTTTGACAAAGGCCCAGAAGGCTCAGAAACACCCATTGCGTTCGTTTTAACGGCAAACATCATCGCCCAGATGATGATCCACGTACCCATGGGTCTGAACCTCTCAGAATCGGAATGGCGGCGTTGGCTCCACGCTTGGCTTGGCAGGCATACTCTTCGTCCGCGCTACTTCGAGGCCACCAAGTACGCAATCGCCAAATACCCTCCGAAGCCGGTAGAAAACCCCGTCGTTAACGCCTATGATATCGCGCCTCCTCCCGTAGCTAAACAGCCCCCAAAACGCAAGCGCACCAAGCAGGATGAATAAGCTAAGCGCCATCGTTACGTCCTTTAACAAGGAGTGCGGTCCAGAGAGGCTTGCGCACCAGAAGAAGTGCGTAACCATGATGGGCGACATTGCAGATCACGTCATCATCCTGAATGACGCAGACGGACTTGGGTTCGTGTTGGCAAATGCAATCTTTGTAATACCAGAATCCAACCCTCCAGCAATCAAGGAGATGGTAGGCCTAGGGCTCGTTACGACTCGCTCAAGCGTTATCGCAATCGCCAATTCCGACATCGAGATTGAGCCGGAGGCCCTTGGAGTTTTGGATGTAGGCAAGCGCCTTGGTCAAACGTGGGCTGCGACCTCGTTCCGATACGAATACGATTCCGACAAGAAAGACGCCAAGGTTGATGGCTATGGCCTTGATTTCTTTGTCATGTCAGGCCGCGTCGGTCTGGCAATCTATGACAACATCCCTCCATTCCTTACCTGCGGTCGTGCGATGTGGGATAACTGGATGAACGGCTGGCTGCGCAGGCACATGCAGCACACGAAGTATTTCGACCTTACTCCGTGGAGGGTTGTATTTCATGCTCGACATGAGCGAGAAGCTGGTAGATTGTCTAATTACACGGATGAACAAGTAGCCGCATGTCTGCATGACGTAAGTTGCGGCGGAATCCCAAAACAAGTCTATGCGAACCCCCGAGGAAAGAGCAAAGTTCTGCGCTGAAATCGCCTTGGCTGCACGACGGATGGGAATCGCCATGGTTAAGAATCCAGACGGAAGCAAATACGGATTCTTCGACCCGATGGCCGGAAAGCAGATCCACGGCTCACAGGACCAGAACAAGGAGATCGCTTTTGAATCTGCCTGCGACAATCTAGTAAATTACCTAAACGCATCAAAAAATGGATAAGGCGAATCTGGTCAAGGTCGTAAAGATCAAGATCCATGTTGGAAACAAGGAGATTGAGCTTACGCCCGAAGAGCTACGCGGCCTACGCGAAGTAATCAACGAGGTTATCGGGCCGCAGCCCCTTGACCCGATCTATGCCCCCGTTTGGGCAAGCCCACCGCAACCCCTTGATCGCTATCCGGCGTCTGCCATCTACTGCGATCCTAATAGCGAGTATTGGCCCTGCGGCTGGGCGCTGGAATACGGACCTCTTAAGCAATCTGCTACTCTTATCGTAAAAGCATAATAATGAGGAAGGTAGGAATTCTATACGTCACGTTCGCCCGCGATCTTCCATGGATCGAACCATCCATGCAGTCGTTTATCAAATATGCCAGCGGGTTCTCCGGCGTAACAATCGTGGTTCCCGCGTGGGACGTAGACAAATTCCTCTACCTTGAGGCCAAGTATTCCCGTCCGGGCTGCCCCGTACTCATCAAGAACTTCTTGGAGTACCCCGGCAAGGGCTTCGTCCACCATCTGGCCATGAAGTGCTACGCTGACGTATTCATGCCCGACATGGACTTCGTGCTCCACATGGACCCGGATTGCCTCTGGCACGAGCCAGTTACGCCGGATGACTACTTTGTAGATGACAAGCCCGTTCTGCTAATCGAGCCATACGAAGCACTTAAGGCCCACCGCCAGAACGAACGCTACTATTGGAAGATTGTAACCGAGGCCGCGCTGCGGTTCGACTGCACGCACGAGACCATGTGCCGCCATCCGGCGGTCCATCCCAAGCGAACCTATCGGCTTACCCGCGACCACATCGAGCAGCAGCATCTTACGCCATTTACCGATTACGTCATAAAGCAGCAAAATGCTTTCCCGCAATCGTTTGCTGAGTACCCAACGCTCGGCGCGTTTGCGTACAAGCACCTGCATTTCGCCTATCATTGGATAGACCGGGGGTACGACAAGGAAGCCAAGGACCCCCATCCGAAGCTGACCCAGATGTGGGCTAACCATTCGTGGCCAAACGATCCGCAGAATGCCGAGCGTATTCGCAAGATTCTTTCCTAAGATGTTGCTACTCAACTTGCAATACTGGCATGGGGACAAGGAGATAATGATGCAGCTTGCTAGGCTCATCGCGGACATCGAGCCGGTTTACAGGAACGATGTAGCGGTGCTCTTCACGGCGCGGTTCGACACAACGCACGACTCAGCAACCGTAGACTACGTTTCAAAGAAGTTCAAGGTCTTCACCTACACGACCTCTCGCAAGGCTACCGGATGGCCCAATGGCCCGAATCAAATGATGGCAGACTCCTATGGAGAGTGCATCAAGATCGCGCGGCGCAAGCAGTTTGACGTTAAGGCCATACTCTTTGTCGAGTCAGATGCAGTTCCGCTGCATAGGGATTGGCTGAACATGCTGATGGCAGAATACAAGGCTTGCGGCAAGCAGGTCCTGGGTTGCTGGCTTAGGCGTGGAGACTGCGACATCGAGCATATCAATGGCAACTGCATAATTGGAATAGATTTCTGGAAGGGTTCTAATCGCGCAATCCTGAACCCTCCGTCTCAGGGCGGGTGGGATGCGATGCTGTCAAACCTGCTGCTTCCAAACGGGCACCCCTCTCGGTTGATTTGGAGCGAATACTGGCTCGGTACTGACCGATGCCCGTGGAAGGGGTGCGACTACCTTTGGGAGCCGCGTCGGTACAAAGACACGACCCACCCCCTGTACGGACAGGACATTTTCCCGGTATGGTATCACGGCCCAAAGCACGGGCTTGGAATACCTTGCGTAAGAGAGCGGCTTCTAAGCAAAACATGAAAGACTTTATTCTAACGAAGCTCCCCTTCGGAGACATCTGCGTTGCGGGAGACTGCAACTTCCCTCCGCGCGCTGAAGCCCTCGGCGACCTCGACATCGACAACCAATGCCCGGGAGTGGCCCGCGCGTGCGATTTGAAGCCAAATGACGTGGTGATCGATATCGGGGCCTTCGTTGGCGATACGGCCAAGGGATTTGCGAAGTATGACGCGGAAGTATACGCCTTTGAGCCCTTCTTCGACGCCTTCGTCTGCTTGCAATTCAACACCCGAAACTACAACGTCCATTGTTACAACTCTCCGGCAGGCAATGGTGAGCGGGTAAAGCTGGTTTACGAATGCCCCGGCCCCAACTATGGGATGCGTCGCGTGGTAGAGACAACGGAGCCATCCTGCCTCCAGACGGTGCGGATCGACGATCTCCACCTCCCCTGCGTGAAGCTGATGAAGATCGACTGCGAGGGAAGCGAGATTCCTGCTATTCTTGGCTCAAAAAAGACAATCTTAAAGTACAGGCCATATTTGTTCGTCGAGGTCTACCCGGACGGCCTTCGCCAGCGCGGGTTCACGCCAGAACAGCTTGAAGCAACTATCAAAGACTTAGGATACAACCTTGAGATGTGGGGAGAGCCTCCACGGTGGGATTGGTTCTGCACCCCAATCGTCTAGCTGTTAGATTTCCGCTTGACAGGCTGGAAGTTATATGAGATAGGTCGTCTTGCAGCAACTAGCTTCATCCTGATAAGCTGCCTCGCAGGATAAGCAAAAGGCGGATTAGAAGTCCATCGCCGGGACCGAGCAGGCTACGATCCTGTAACGTCGAAGCATACGTGCTTCATTTCCGGTGATGAGCCCAGCATGTGCTGGAGGTAATCACCAACAAACGTGA